CTGTTTTAGATGTGCAGAGTGACCGGGACATACTGAACGCCCGGAAGGATGTTCAAGGAAGGGAGTTAGGAGAGGCAGACTTCCAGCGTAGATGGCGTACTTTCTATGACAAGGATACTGACCAGTGGAAGCTTCAGCGTAATACTGGTACTCAAGATGTTCCTGTTTGGGTAGATACTCTGGAATTTGATGATGACGATGGAACTGGCACTCACACTGGAGACTCTTTTACTTTCTCTGGTACGGTGTTTGCTACAGAGGGATTCTCTACGTCTGGCGGTTTCTATGGTATAAATCATCCACAAGAGCTTTACAAGGTTGCAGAGTTCCCAAGTAAGGCAACTGAGATTGAAGATGTCACTCATCTGTATTTTAATGATGAGCATTTTTATATTTCTCCAGTAGTAGGCAGTGCTCAAGACGGCCAACCTGTAGTCAATCTTCTTAATAAGGATATAGGGATTGCTAGAACATTTTCAGGATCTGGTGTTACTTGGGATATTAATCATAATTTTAATACTCATCCTGTCATGGCTACTGTTTATGATGATGCATTTAGAATTGTAACCCCCTCAGTAGCAGATGTTTCTGATCCTAATACAGCATATTTCTATTTCTCAGAAGATTTTACCGGGTCAGTCCTTATTGCTTCAGGTGGTACTGGTGCGCTTTCAATTCGTCCCAGGTTAACTGTTACTGATGATACAAATAGTTATTCTAATATTGACACATTAAAATTCCAAGCAGAGCAATTTTATCTTGATAGTGATGCAGATGGTGGTCCGGTTGTTAATATTGATGATACTATTTGGTTAGATAAGATTGGTCCTGGGTTCTATGGAGTAATCTTCAAGGAGTCTGAATCAGGTGGAGCTACTATTAGAGATGATACTCTTGTTGTAGATTCCAGTTATTTCTACCTTACTTCAGATGGAAGCAGTAAGCCTATACTTAGTTTGAATGCTGCTGCCACTGGTGGGAGTGGTGAGATTAATACCGCGAGTAATCTTGGTGGCGGTGAGGGGGTTTATTCCAGTAAGTCTAGTTCAGACCTTAGATTTAAGTCACTAGTTGAAGGTACTAATATTACTATGACTAGTGATGCTGATGAGATTACCATTAACTCTACTGCTAGTGGGACTAGTGATGGGAGTGGATTCTATGGTATTAATGTTAAGCAGTCTGATGATTCTGTTTCATTTACTGGACTGAATACTCTTTCGTTTGAAGTCGAGAGTTTTTATCTTACCCAGAACGATCCTAATACTGATGAAGTCCAGATTAACTTTAGAGGTACTGCAGGTGGTGGTGGAGGTGGAGTTACAGATCATGGTGCTCTTACTGGTCTAGATCCTGATGATGATCATACTCAGTATATCTTGGAAGGTGGCACCAGGGCATTTTCTGGTGCTCAAGACATGGGTGCTAACAAGCTCACTGGCTTAGCAGCAGGTTCTGCTTCTGGTGATGCAGTACGCTTTGATGAAGCTATCACAGAGGATGGAGCTAATGCTTTCACTGGTAATCAAAGCATGGGAGATAATCGTCTTACTAACGTAGGCGCTCCTACTGCTGACACAGATGCTGCTCGGTTACAAGATATTGGTCCTGGATTCTACGGAGTTATCTTTAAGGAATCTGAAGCAGGTGGGGCAGTCTTTAGAGATGATACCTTAGTATTTAATTCTGATTATTTCTACTTGGCTTCAGCAGGTGACGATGAAAAGCCTATTGTAAACCTAATAGATCCCTTAACATTAGAAGACATTACTCTTTCAGATTTCAGTAGTGGTAATGAGACTATTGTAGAAATCCTTGAAGATACTATTAATGCTAATGTTTTAGATACAATTACTGTTACTGATGAAGGTGGTGTTAATATTTCATGGACGGCAGGGGAGCTTTATGACGCTACTGCAAAAGCAGTTATTGACACAGACGCCTCTGGTTCTACTGGCTGTACAGATGATGATGTAAATTATCTTTATTGGGATAGATCAGGTGCCGGTACTGCTTTAACATTAAATACAACCTCTCCCTCTTTTGCAGATAATGATGTTCTTGTAGCAATTATTTATGTACAAGATGGTGATATTTATGCAGCACATACATACCCTATTGCCAGTGAACGAGAGACAAATATGGCTGGGGCTCTTACTATTGCTTTCCCCTCTCTTGTAACTTCTGGATTGGTAGTGTCTGCACATGCTGGTGATGGTGCATTTGATGTTGATATGACTGCAGGTGTTTGGTTGCATAATGGTTTTGAAATTAATGCTGCAGTTCCTATTGATTCAACTGTTACTAATCTTAGACGATGGTATCATGATGGTGGTGGTGATTGGACTTCAGATACTAATTCTCAGATGGATGAAGATAATTATGATACTGGAACAGGGATTTCTGGTAATACAGCAAATCAGTATTATCGTTCTACATTCTTCTTAGTTGAAGGTGTACTTCATTGGGTATATCCAAATACTAATTATGGTACAGTGGCCGCAGCGATTGCGGGATCAGATCCTACTAAACCTGATGCACTCCAGGGCTTTCCCAGTCTTATGACAGTGATTCTGCGAGGAAATGATGCAGCTTTCCCGGCATCTAGCTCTGATCAATGGATTGATGTAAGACCAATGATCGGTGCTGCTGCTGGTGGTGGAATTGTTTCTGATCATGGTGAGTTGGCTGGTCTTACTGATGATGATCATACCCAGTACATCTTGGAAGACGGTTCTAGAGACTTCTCTGGTGCTCAGGCTATGGGTGGGTTTAAGATCACTGGATTGGGTGCTCCTACTGCTCCTACAGATGCTGCAAGGTTACAAGATACTGATCCTGGGTTCTACGGAGTTATTTTTAAGGAATCAGAATCAGGTGGTGCAGTCTTCAGGGATGACACTCTTGTTGTAGACTCTAATTATTTCTATCTTACTTCTGATGGAAGTAGTAAGCCTATCCTTAGCTCTGTTGGTGGGGTAGGAGAAGCTAATACTGCTGCCAATCGTGATGGCGATGAAGGAATATACTCTACTAAGGTTGGTGTGCAGCTTAGATTTAAGTCATTAACTGAAGGTAGTAATGTTACTCTTTCTAGTACTGATGACGCTATTACTATTACTGCTGCTAATGATGGAGGAAATCCTGGCCCTGGATTCTATGGTGTTATCTTTAGAGAATCTGAATCTGGTGGAGCAGTTTTCAGAGATGATACATTAGTTGTAGATTCTGATTATTTCTATCTTACTTCTGATGGAAGTGATAAGCCTGTATTGGGTTCCACTAATATTTTGTATGATAGTGGTAGTGGGGCAAATCTTGTTGGTGCTAATGGAGCTTTCGCAGATACTTTTACATTTAAGCAGAAGCAAGTTAATGCTACTGGGTTGTTAAATAGTGTAGTACTTGATGCTAACTCTAAGCTTTCAGGTAACATATATACATTTAAACATAGAACTACTGCTGCTGCTGATACGATATTGCAGGTTTTAGATGCTATTACTAATGTTCAGGTAGGGACAAATCCTCTTGCTCTTATTTCATCAGGAGTTATTTCATTGTCTGCAGGAAGTGGTGTAGGTATTGGCACAATTTCTCCTACCACTAAGCTAGAGGTTGATGGTACTATTAAGGCAAGTGGCAAGGGCTCACAAGTTATAGCAGATGGATTCTACGGCGGATTCGGTAACTTTGACAATACCTTTAGAACCACACAGCATGTAAAGTCATCGTCTTCACTAAATGGAAATACTAAAGATCTTACTATGGATTGGAGTACATCTGATATTTTCTTCCTCCCGATCCGTAGACCAATGACAATTCATACCCCGTCTAACTTACCTTCCGATGCACAAGTAGTTCAATTAGTAACTCAGAATGATGGGTTCTATAGCTTCTCTTGGGGAAAGAAATACATCTTCCCTGGTGGTGGTCAGTATATGCCTACTGAAGGAGCGGGTAAGATTGATAGGTGGTCGTTAACTTATATGCCTGCAATAGACCGTATCTTGGTTGCTCTTGATGCTGACATGTTCTATTAGAAAGGATGAATAATGGCATTTCATGATGTGTTTGGAAGTTTAAGAGTACGAGGTGATCTTAGGGTTGATGGTAGTATGGCTAATTTGCCTGCTATTACCTATAAGAAGGTAGGGAATAATCAAACTGTTACTTCTGGAGCAGAGACGGATATTACTGAGTTAACTGCAAAGAGTTTTTCAGATTCTCCTGATGGTGTGAAGACTTATCTGGTTTCAGCTAGTGTAGGTATTTACGATAATAATCAGGCTGGTAATACGGCAGTTCATTTGTATGTCGGATCTAATGGTAATAAGAGTGATTCGACTCCAGTAGTGGTTGTTGGTGGGTATACAAATGACGGCGAAACTGTACAGCAAATGACAGTAGCTTTGTCTCCAATTATTGTTACTCCTGGTTTGAATGAGAAAGTAGGACTCTCTGTTACTACGAGTACTCACTCGGATGCAGAAGTTCAAGGCAATGGTACTGTAGCAAGTTACTATAGTTATATGACTATTCAGAGAATTTCTTAGTAAACAAAGGGAAAAAAGGAATTATTTAATAGGAATTTAGACTTTTTTTTGATTTAAAGGTAGAAATTTATGGAAAATCGTAGTTTTGATGGTGAAGAAAGACAACATACTGCTGTTCTTGCTAAAGAAGAGAGAAACCTAGAAAGAGCCAGAGCAAAAAGAGATGCGTTAGAAACCAATATGACTAAATCTCTGGCGGCTGTACTTAAGGCGCATAGGAAAACTTTATCTAGAGAAGCAGCAGTAGCAGTTAATAGATCTGAGTCTGGTAATATGTCTGCTAATGAGCGAGCGATTATGGAGGCAGGTCAAAGATGTGTTGATTCTATGACCAGTGATACACAGGTAATTATTAATGAAGGGCCTGCTACTGGGTATGCTGAAAAGAAGATGCCGTGGCTTCGTGGCTCTGGAGATGATGAGGATTACTAATGGCTAAAACAGTTAATCAATGGCGGGAGGAGAATCTGAGTCTTCAAATGGAAGTAGTTAGATTAGAGACTTCTTTAAAGTTAAATCAGGAAAGAATGGCTGATTATGAAAAAAGGTGTGCCGATTACCAGGAGCAGGTACTAAGGTTACAAGATGCTTTGGTAGCTAGAGAGTCACCAGATGCTTATGCAGATCGAAAGAATGTAGAAGATGCAGCAGAATATACAGAAGAGCAACAAGAAGGGATTCAACATCAAAAAGATGTAGCTGTAATGAATCGCCGTTTGCTAGATGGAATGGCAGAACCAATTTTCACTGACGCAGATGACATGATCGAGATGCTGTTGAGAGGCGGCGGTCCTCCTGAGTTTTCTGCTTTACGAGAAAGTGATGAAAGTTAAATGTCAGTAGATTATAGATTAAGTTGGCTTAAAGGCAGGCTCCATACCATTGACGAATTAGGCCCGATGGATGAGAAGCTTGGAAGTGCGTTGTCCACATACTCTGAAACTGTAAGTAGAGAGAAGCAAAGTTTACAGTGGCAGAGAGCGGTTAGCTGGATTGAAAATATCTTTTTCTCTCAGGGACGACATTATTCTCATGATATTCTAGTAAGTCGTTTAGCTAAAGATAGTTCAGATAATCTTTCTGTGGTTGAAGAGGCTTCTCAGAATATCCCTAGACCTACTAATGATATTTTAGCTAGGTACATTGAGACTAATATTGCTTTGCTTACAGAGAATCGTCCTCGCCCTAGAGTTACACCTAAGAGCGACACGGATGAAGATATTACAGCGGCTGAGTTATCTGAGTTAACTTTAGAGTATTTATGGGAAGCTCTTCAGATGCCAGAGAAGCATCGAGAGATTGCTCGTTTGATTCTTCATTGTGGCGCTTGTTGGATGGAGATTGCTTACGATCCTACAGTGTCTAGGCGAATGAAAGTACCTAAGACTACTACAGAGAATCAAGTGCAAGTAGAAGAGACTCTTGATGGTATTACTCCTAAGATGTTGCCGATTCAGGTGCCTGTAATGGATGCGGAGGGGCGTCCGGTTATGGAAGAGCAAACTAAATTTGGAGAGATTGTAGCTAATATTGTTTCGCCATTTGAGATTCATATGCCTTCTTCTCATTGGTGGCATGAGCATGATGGGGGTATTGGGTGGATCATGAGAGAGTATTTTGCTCCTATTGAAACTATTAAAGATAAGTATATGTCTGTTCCTAAGAATAAGGCTGGACTTACTAAAACAAAAGGTTGGAATTTAAAAGCATTAGATGAGTTGAAATCTGAGAATCCTATGCGGTTACCTATGTGGTGGTGGGAGAGGGTGACTGAATTGGTAGAAGGACCTGGGTCTTCTATTTATGTGGGTTCGCCTGATACTTGGGATAATTACACTGTAGTTAGGATTTTTGATAGGAAGCCTAATCATAGGTGGCCTAAAGGTAGGACTATTATTACGGTAGGAAATAAATTGCTATACGACTCCCCGAAGAACGTGGGTGGAAGGGCGTATGATCCTCGTTGGCCTAAGCGATGGCACCCATACACGCGATTCCGTTGGGAAGCGCAGCCTGGTTCCATCTGGGGACGTTCTTTGGTCGGCAAGCTCCTACCGAAACTTAAGAGAATCAATCAGATTGATACTACATTTATCATGTGGAGGCGGACAGTACCGATTGCTACTTGGATTGCGCCCAAGGGAACACAGGTTACAGAGAACTTGTGGTCTGGACGGCCTGGTGGAATCTGGACGTATGATGCACGCCGGACTGCTGGTGCTAGACCAGAGCCGGTCTATCCGCCTCCCTTCCCTCAAGCTGCATTAGAGGAACGAGCACAACAGATTGCTGAAATGGAATCAATTGCTGGTACTGAGGAAGTGCTTAGAGGTCAGCGTCCTGTTGGTGTGAACTCAGCAGCTATGATTGATATTTTGAGAAAACAAGCATTAATGAGTAGGAGTCCTATTCTTCAGGCATGGGACGAATCTTTGCAGGAAGAGGGGACTTCTTTGTTAATAGAAACAATCAGGCATATTAAAGACGATCCGACGTATGCTGAGCAGTTAAGAATCTTGGCCCGTGAGAAGACTAGTCGAGCTAGTATTCAGACTTTTAGTGGAAATGATTTGAGCGATAACGTTCAAGTCCGTGTTGATACGGCTTCTCTTGCTCTGGTTTCTAAGGAAGCTAGAGAGGCTAAGGTTCTTGAGTTCTTACAGTATGCTCCGGCTCTAATGAGTATCCCTGACGTATCACTGAGGCAAGCTATTGTGGAAGAATTAGGATTTAAGAAGTCACTTACTCCTCAAGGTCCGCATATTGATAGGGTAAAGAAGATGATCAGTATTATTAAACAAAACAAGCTACAAGATCCTAGGTTAGTGCCTATGACTGAAGATGATATTTATGTCATGCATGAGCTGTTAGTTAAGGAAAAGCAGGCTGAATCTTTCTGGGACCTTAGTCAAGAGCAACAGGTAGTATTGTTAACTTTGATTCAGGAATACCAGCAAGCTATTGAGTTTAGAGAAGAGCAACAAATGAAGCTTCAAATGATGATGGCTCAGGTTGGAATGGGAGCAACAGGTAACTCAGGAGAAGGTGGTGGCTAGTCTAAGAGATAAGGTAAGGGCTAATTGGATGGCTGGTAAAGGCTGGTATGCTCCTAGTTCTGGTCAATCATTTAAGGCTGGACCTAAGGCGATGGCAGAGGTGAATGCTCAAGCTCCTAATCGTAAAAGGAAAAAGACTATTGTACAGAAAGCACGAAAGCCTCGTTATTTAAGTTTTTAAGGGGAGAAAATGGAGAGGGATTTGACTTTATTTTGTGACGGAGATCACAATAGAGCAGCAGTAGCGTATCAGAGAATGCCAGAAGATGAAGTAAGCGCGACTGTGTGGTGTAAAAATATAGAAGAAGCAATTGGAGTATTAAAAGATTATTCAAAGAGATTAAGGAAAGTTTATTTAGAGCATGACTTTGAAGGACAGAGTAGCATGAATTCTTTTAGTGAACTTAGTGGAATGGAGGCAGTACGATTTTTAGAGAAGCAGAACCCTGAAGAGTATCGTGGATGCAAGTTTCAGATCCATACTCATAATGTTTATGCTGGGAATAGGATGATGCAACGTTTAACTAAGGTAGGGTATGATGTACAGCACCTACCGTTTGGAATGTAGGAATGGCTAAACAAAGAAGTAAAGAAGAGATAGCTCGACAAGAGCGAATCGAAGCAATCAATAAGAATTTCCAAGAATATATGAATGCTTCTATGGATGCTTATAAGGAGCAAGCTAATCAGCCTCAGTTTGAAATTCCTCAACCTAGAGGTTCTCAGAGGTTTCCTTTCCCTAGACCAAAGCGTACAGCTATCCCTCCTAGGAACTATGTACCATATCTTTTACAGAAGAAATTAAGTGCTCATAAAAGTACGTATGGTCCTCTTGATTTAGCTGGTAAAATTAGAAATCTTTCTAGAAGTACTGCATCTTTTGGATCAAAGCAACATTTAAAGGATACTAATGATTTTATTAGTGGACCTTCTAGCCCACGGCAAGTAGGTATGGATCAAGTTGATGATGGTATGGATAGAAATTTTGGTCAAGGTATATTAGGTAGAAAGATTACACAAAGAGAGCAACGGAATAAAGGATACAGTAGAGCATTGGCAGGGATGACTCCTGGATTCAGTAAAGGAGGTAAGAGTTAATGGCTTATAGATTAGGTGGAGTATTACTTCCTCAAGGCGGACATGGCACTGGAGCATTACAAAAGGCTGCTGAACGGAAAAGTATGATTCAGTTGATTCCTGATATTGCAGCCATCGCTCAGGAGATTCGTTTAAAGCGAAAGGAAGAGTTTGGCGAGGGCAACATGGTTGATGATTCTTTGGAGCGTAGGAAGGATGGTGTTGCTAGACGTGCCAGGAGAACCAAGAAATCATTGTTTGGTAGTGGTGGAGGATTGTTAGATGGGTAGTAGTATGAGTCAAACACTTACTGGTGGTGGTGATTATCTTTTTCAAAGAACAGGGACTGATAATATTAGCAGTAGTCAAAATTATGTGATTGATAATACTAATAATTTTCGATTTAGTGATCACTGGAATAGTGAACCTGATTGGACTATTTCACCTCAGGTAGTAAATCCTTATGTTAATCAGCCTCTAACATTTCTTGATCTGAAGGCACCTGAACCTGTAGACGAGTTTCCTAAGGATGCAGATGAGAGATTACGAAAGGTATTAGAGGATGCTGAAAAAATTAAATTCAATGGTTAGTCCGCCGTGTTCCTCTCCATGGCGGCAGGGGCCTGTGGTGTCCCTCCCCCACCCAGGCTCCTTTTTTTTAACTTAACTAAAAGGGATTATTATTAGGTTAGGTGGCCCATGAATAAAAAAGTAATCATAGGTATTGTTCTATCGTTAATTTGTATTTCAGGTATTGCTTTGGCACGTACAGATTATGGGACTACGACTATTTTGAAAGGTCTTAGTGCTTATCTATTTGAACAGTCTGATGCACAAAGAGATATCGTTGGCTATGGACAGCTTTGGGTCAATAGTGGTGATGATCCTGGGACTCTTTGGTTTACTCATGAAGACGGCACTAACAAGAGGCTCGATGCTATCTATGTTGAAGACGGTTCAAGTGCCACTCTGACGTGGACAATCCCTCTCTCTGGGGCTAATGATCCTACTATTACTTTTAGTGACGGTCTAATTAGTTTTGGGGCTAACATTGCTACTGTTGCAACTAGTACTCCTTCTCTCTGTATGGACGATCAGGACTCAGCTTCAGAGACTGATGATGCTTGTATTTATGCTCAGGCGACTGATCTAGATGATGGTCAAGAAGATGTTGATGTTACTTTTAAGACTCAGATTGCGTCTTCTTTGGTGGAGTACTTAAGTGTAGATGCTGATATTACTGGTGGTGCTGGTGGTGGAGTGCCTTTAGTTAAACTTGGAGGAGCACATACTGGTACGATTGAGATTGGTTCTGCAAGTGCTACTGAGTTAACTTTACAGACTGATGCGATGACAGTGACTGAAGCTGATCTGGCTATTATTGCTGATAGTAGTATTGTTACAGGAGAGATTACTGACGGTACAATTCTAGAAATTGATCTTGATGTAGATGAGGCTGATCCAACTGATGGAGATATCCTCACATTTGATGATACCGGGAATAACTTCTCATGGCAGACTCTAGCAGAGCTTGGTATTGTTACTGATGCTTCTCCGGTTACTGACCTTGAAGGAGATGGGTTAAGTATTACTGATGGTACTTTAGATGCTGATATTTATTCTGGGTGTTCTGACTGTATTGCGGATGGAGAAGTACCTAACACTATCACCATTAATCTTGCCACACTCGCAACAACCGTTACTATTACAGACAATGAAGCACAGACGGAGGAAAATCCTGTCTGGTTTAGTGCTGGAGCATCAGGAAGTGGAGCAACTGGTGCAGAGGTAGACGGTGATCTTGCATATAATCCTAATGCAGGAACTTTAACTGCTCCCGAATTTGTTGGTGGTGGAGCTAATCTTACAGGTATAGTCACTGGCGGTATTGCTAATGATACTATTTTAGAGATTGACCTTGATGCTGATAATGAAGCTACTAACAATGACATCCTCACATTCGATGATACTGGCAATGACTTCTCATGGCAGACTCCAACAGAGCTTGGTCTCCTGACTTCTGAGGTTAATAACCTAGAAACTGTAGCTACTGATATTGAAGACACAGAAATTCCTATTGGCAGTACAAGTAACGATGTTATTTATACTGCTATCCCCGTATGTCCCACTGATGAGACCATTGTATTTGCCGATGATGCCCCCAATACTCTAACTTGTACAGAGATTGATCTGGTTCTTGCAAGTTCACACTTCGAAAATCAAGGTTCTACTACTACTGTTCTACACGGAAATGCTGCTGGTAACCCAGCATTTGGTGCAATTGTTACTGGTGATATTGATGATGATACAATTTTAGAAATTGACCTTGATGCTGATAATGAAGCTACTAACAATGACATCCTCACATTCGATGATACTGGCAATGACTTCTCATGGCAGACATTAGCAGAGTTATTGATACAGCCTCTTGATACTGAATTAACTCTTCTAGGCGGTCTTGCTGAAACTCGTGGTAATATTATTGTAGGTGATGCTGGTGGTGAGTGGGAGGCTGTAGCATTAGGCGGCGCTAATGATGTTTTTATGGCAGGTGCAGATGATCCGGCGTGGGTTGCTGAGCCTGCTATTGACTGTACTAATTGTACTGATATTCCTGCTGCTGCTGATCTTGATGATGTTACTAATGTGTCTTTAACAGCCCCAGCAGATGGTGATGTCCTTTGTTTTACAGGAGCAGCAAATGCTAGTGTTAATTGTACTGTAGGAGGAGCCCTAGCTTCGGCTACTGAAGATGCTGGAGTTCTTACGGTGGTGGCAAATACCACCCAAATTATTAACACTATCAACCCTTCTGCTGCTTTAACTGTTGGAGATGGTGGAGATACATTAGAGCTAAAGTCTAGTGATTGGGCTATTGACGTTGCTGGTGTTATTACTGGTGTAGGTAATATTACTTCAGATGGTACTGTCTCTGCGATTGATTTTGCGATTACTGGTATCACAGGTGGAATAGAGATTACCAATAACTTCCCTACTGAGTGTGTGATGCTTGATGCTACTGGCGGTAATTGCCTCGGCACTGGGGGTTGTACGACTGAGACTATTGTCGGTGGTACGCACGATTATCGTACTATGAACTTTGCTACCGGAGCAGATAGTGCAGCGACGTGGGCATTTGAGTTGCCGGATAATATGATTGGTACTACAGCAGCCGTAACCTTTGTTTGGCATTCTGACCATACTGACTGTGACGAGAATGACGCAGATGACGTTTGCTGGCAGATTGATGGTGACTCTTTCGCTGATGACGGTGCTTGGGAGGCTGGTACTTTAGCAGGTACTGTTAATGGCGCAAACGATATTTGTATCCTTGATGGTGATATTATGTACAGCGCCCCGGTTACTTTTACTCACAGTATGGTTAAGAGCCAGCGTGCTATTGTTAAGGTTTTTAGAGACGTGGCTGGTACTCCTACTGGGTGTGCTAGTGAGGATGATTATACTCAGGACGCTAAGCTATTAGCAGTCCGGTTTTGTTATGATGTTGATGATGTATTTAGTGGAGAATAAAATATGAAACTTTTAATTATACCTTTATTTTTGTCATTAGCTCTACCGGCTTGGGGGGCTACGTTTTCAGTTACTGTACCTGCCACTTCTGTAGATGATCTGCAGATTGTCTGTGACTACTTGGCGGTCATTTATGGTGCTAAAGATCCAACTAATTCTGAATGTGGCTCTATGTTGATTCGTATTGGAGAAGAGACGATTGTTAGGAAGATTACTGACAGAGTGACACAGAAAGCAGCTAGACTTGAAGTCAGTGATAGAGTTGCTGAGGTACTTAATAATTTCCCTTCCCCACTTCGAGATGCTGTTTGTGGTGATAATGAAATTGATACTTTAGCTGGTGAAATTTGTGATGACGGCGGCTCTAACTCCGACATCACACCTGATGCTTGTCGTACCTATTGTCACCCTGCTCATTGTGGTGACGATGTAGTAGATACAGGTGAGGTTTGTGATGGCGAAGGTTGTTTGGATGATTGTTCAGGATTAGAATGAATCAGAGGTTAGGCTTACTATTATTGTCATTTGTGTTAATGGGGCTGGATTATGGGAGTGGTACGCCTACTGTGTGGGGACCTCCTCCCGTTGTTGAGGAGGGCGGCGGCATTACCCTCACCGGGTGCGAACTGGTAGACGACGAATCCGGAGGGACTTCTCACGATTATACGACAGGCACGCTCGACATTTCGGATGGCGACCTGATGGTCGCGTTTGTGGGAGGTGACCCCTCATGTACCGATATTGGGATTGCGGGAACGTGGGTGGAGGTCGTAGCTTTCGATGACTTTCAGGGTCAACCATGCGGTGGACTGTGGTACAGAGAGGCAGACAGCGAAGGCGAAGACCCGACATATACCGTCAGTTGGACCGGAAGCCAAAAATCCACGGGTGGAATATGTAAGATCACAGGGCACGACAGCGGGGACATCCTAGATAACCACTCGGCGAATAGCGGCAGCGGTACGGCACAAACATCTCTCAGCATTGCTGTGGATACCGGCGCGCTGGCGATGTACATCGACCTCGCTGATGGCTACACCACCGACGTTCTTACCTGTCCCAGCGGGTTCGTAGAAGATGATGACTGCTGGATCTTGGTAGGTTCCAGCTCGGGCAATGTGGCCGTAGGTGTCGCGTGGGAAATACCTGACAATCCCACAGGCGACCAAGAGTGGACGCTAGAGCCCGAAGATGGTTACCGGGCGTTCGCGGTTTCGTTCAACGCTGAATGATAACATCAAATAGTGGAGTAATCAAATGAAGTATCTTATAGCTATAGTCATAGCACTTTTTATAGCTACACCAGTAAATAGTAGTATTACTATAGGTGGGGTCGGTATCGGTGGCTGGGCCACCGAGACGGAGATCCTCATCAACGTCGATGGGATGGCGGACCCGTTCGACTACATCATGGGTGCCATCATCGACAGGATTGTCGATACCGACAATACCTGCGACGGGGTACAAACCTGCTGGGGAACGGCAGACGACAGGACCATCCAGAAGGCAATAGTCGTCGGCGATATCGACGTTACTATTGACGACTTCTACGAGATCCCGACGGTGGACAATGAGCGACATGTCGGCATATACATCTGCCCGAGCAACGAGAAAAATGGGAACTACCCGGTCCCGTACGGAGGAGGCACTTCGGGTGGGGACTCCTTCATTATGAACTTCAACGGCCAGTTCGAGCTTGACCTGAGTCGGCTCAACGTGGACGTAACCCTCGGGGCTGAAGACCCTGGGGTGGTTGTAGTCAAGATCGGGTGCGCCCATGAGGTGGGATACAAATACGACAGCGGTGCCATGAATCCCGGCGTCGCCGTCGAGAAGATCAAGCTCTCCGGATCTCCTCGGATCACGTTCCTCAGCGACTCGGATGCAACTCTGCGATGCTCCGGTGGTGGAGGAGATGATGGAGAGACATGCCTCATCAACGGGGACTGTACCGGAGGAACTTGCTCCTCCGTCGGATGGGCAGCAGGGCATATCCCGGTCATAGACTCGACCGATGTCCTGCATGGGTCGGTCACTTCTTCCATCGCCGTCTGGGAGGATAGTGTCTACTACTCGGACCTCAGTGAGTGGGCACCAAGCTTACAGGGCAATGGCGTTGACCATACAGTATTTAGAGACAACGACAACATCGGCTACATGCTGACCGGGGTCGGCTTTATCAACTCACATCGTGGCAGGATGAACATCACCCGGTTCGGGGTAGGGGTCTACTCGACTGGCAACCACATCGGCGGCGGATGGAGCAGCGGCCAGATCGAAGACAACAACGTGAACGTCGTGATCGGCGAGCCCTACACCGGGTCGGTCTTGTCAGTCTCGGCAGATTGTGCCAAGGGCGGCACGTCCTGTGATGCGCGCGGCGCTTTCGAGGGCGCACGGCGGCAGTCGTGGACCGACATCACGATGCACAACGGCAACGACTTCGGGGGGGTGGTTATCTTCAACGGCACCGGACAGGACTTCATCCGATTCCGTAGCGAGGGCGGCGGCGCGACATCGGACGGGCATAGCTTCATCGTCGGGGCGGGAACGTCTGACTTCGATGGGAACTTCCGCCCCTGCGTGTTCGATACGGACCACGGCGGCGCGGTGTGCAACTACCCGTCAGGGGATACGCAATTTCGCGACATCAAGGTCACCGGGGCTATCGCGGCACAGAAGGACAGCGAGGAATTCGACGACATCATCGTAGGCAAGACCTTCGGTGATACGTCGGGCGACTCCCTCCAGCTCTGGGCGTTTCTCGCGGGCAGCGATGTCGATCCGGGCGAAGGAGACGATTACCGGATGTTCAACCACCATTCTGATGCGACCGGCATCGTGGACATCACTCACGCCTGGGTGGACGGCGGGACGGTCCCGCCACCGGAATACGCCTACGTGCGACATCAGGGAGCGGTGGTGCTTCATGTGAACGTGAACGATGAGCCAGTCACTGCAGGGACGGATGAGGCCCTAAGTTTCACCACTGGCTTGTGGGGGAATACCTCCTACGAGAACACCGTGAACATGATCGGACCCGCAGGTTCGTCGATGTCAAATAGTTACTATCCCGCCTACCTGAGCATGTGGACGAATGACGACGCGGCATCAACAACCGGCTGCAGTTTTAGTCTGCGAAGCGGAGGAGATACAACCGCTCCTGCTGGATATACTGACGTAGCTGGTAGTCAAGGGACGATCACATGGGGCAACGGCGAGACGCTTAATACAGCAGGAGAAGCAACTACTGTACCTCTGATGGAGCTGCTTACTGCTAATGAAGCGTTGGCTCTACATGCTGCTGACGCTAGTGACTGTAGTGATGGTGGAAACTTCATGGGAACCGTCACGCTGACGCTGTTCCCGGTGCAGACGAGATAAGAGATTAATATCCTTTAGCTTTGTTTATCGTTTTCTAAATGTCATAAACATATAAGGAAAAGGAATTATTTAATATATAACAATAGGGGTGTTTCTATTTTTCCGTAAGGTTGTCTCTCCCAGGCGTAAAAAATAGTTTAATTATCGTCCAACCACTCCCGGGCGTAATAAATTGGAGGTAGGCACTATGCCGACAGGCGCAGAGATTGTAGCTCAACTAAATGAAGCACATGAGTCAGAATCGCCAACTGACGAAGAACAGGAAGCGACGGAGAAAACTGAGACAGCGGAAGCTCCTCAAACTCCACCCGTAGAGAGTTCTAGCACTACAGGCACTGAGGAACCAGAGAAGGGTAAAGAAAAGCCCACTCAAGAAATTCCTTATGACCGATTCAAGCAAAAGGTGGATCAGGTTAATGATCTTACTGGGAAGTTAGAAAAAATCCTGGGTGATCAGGAAACCTCCACGGCCAGAGAGAACGATCTTCGGCAGAAGGTTCAGGGACTTGAAGAGGATGCGGATGTACTTGACCGTCTCCGTCAACTAGCAGAACACCCAAAGTATAAACCGCTAGTTGAAACTCTAGACAAGGCTCTGAAAGAAGGTGTTGAAGATGTTGAAACTGGTGCAAAGACTGAAGAAGAAGCAACTCAAGATGTTACTAAACTTTTTGAGAAGCACCAAAAGCAATTAGACACTGCTTTTGCTGATCAGCGAGCTGACATGTTAATGGAGCAGACGCGGATGATTTCAGATAGCATACTTGAATCACTTCCAGAAGAGTATGACGATGGTGATAAAGCCATGGTCGGTGGTCTTTTGTCACAGAGTGTGGAATGGGAGAAGATCGACAAAGATCCTTCTACTATGAAACATCATATTACAGAGGGCTATAAAAGAGCTTTAACGAAGTACGGTGAGCCTAGAGGTGCGCTAAAAGCAAAATTGGACGCATTTGAAACTACACCAGAGAAATCAGTTGATACGGCTCCTTCAGATGAGGAGTATATTAAAGGGATTCTTGATGATGATAAACTTGGACAGATGCGAACGGATGCAGATGGCAAGGTTCTAGGACCTGAAATGTCTGATGCTGAAGTCGAAGCTAAGATGGTTGAAATCATGAGGCGAACTGCGTAATTAATTGGTAGCTCTGGTTAACTAAGGAGATAAAAGGAAATGGAAACCTTTGCTACTTTAGGTGACATGCTCCTACGGCGCTATGTGGTTGATTTTATTGGGCAAATGCAGCAATTATCTTCACCTGTGCATAGTAGGCTAAAGGAGAACACTCGGTTCCAACCTTCCGGTGAGGGCGCATTTTTCGCTGTCCGCATCGCTGGTAATGAGTCGGGTGGAGGTTGGCGTTCGAAGGATGATAATACCCTTCCCGCCGCAGGTAATGAACAAATCAAGTCAGCCAAGGTCGAAGTGAAAAAGTACTATCATACAGTTACTTTCTCAGGTTTGGCCGAAGCAGTATCTAAGCGCGGAGGCGAAGATGCCTTTGCTGCTGGAATTACTGATGCTATTAGTCAAGCTGTTAAACGAGCTGGAGCTAATTTCGAAACTACATTCCTACGGGGTGACGGTACTGGTCGGATCACTAATGTTAATGAAGCTGGTGGAACGACTGCTTCTACTATCACAGTAGATGACGCACGTACTATTCGTAATGGGCAGGTAATTGTCACTATGAGTAATACTACAGGCGTTATTACTTCTGGCCCGGTACGAGTTACTAGTCGAAGTGTTGCTGATTCTACAATGACTTTGGCGGCAAGTGTAACTGTAGCTGATAATGATGGAGTGTATATTGCTGGTGAGCAGTCTGGTTCTGCTCCTCCGGTAGAAGTTACCGCTCTTGGTCTTCCTGCTCTCGTAAGTGCAACTGGGGCGATTTACAATATTTCTCGTACTTCGTTTCCCGTTCTACAATCGCAGGTAATTGCTGCAGGATCAACCGCTCTGGACGAGTCGATGTTACGTAGGCTCCGCAAGCGACTGATGATTGAGACAGCAGTAGAGAATCTTGAAGGCTTTGTTATGCTTTCAAACCATGATCAGTATGATCGGTATACTGAGATTGCGCTTCCGTTCCGACGCTTTAATGATATGACATTAGAGCTAGGTGCAAAGCAAGAAGTAACCACCTTTGAAGGTCGTCCGTGGCTGGTAACTTGGGCCGCACTACCTGATCAGGTATTCTTCATCAATCTTGGTGGGATTGAGCGTGGCGTTGTAAGGCCATTCAGCATAGACGAAAGAGTTAACATGGCGTGGATCCCCGGAGCCGATTCGTTTACTGTTCTCATGAAGACTTATACGGAAACAATAGGTCGTTATCTGAATCAATGTGGAAAAATTACAGGATTGAGTTTACCGACTTACTAATATGGTATGAGTTTGCCTTATTAGGTAATTGATTAAGTTAAAGCCCTCCTTACCGGGGGCTTTTCCTTTGTTCAACCTTTTTTTCTCAAAAAAAGGAATAATTAAGTATAGGATGAATTTTTTATAGGAGAAGAGAAAATGTCTATACTTTGGAAATCGGTTATTGGATATGAAGATTGTTATGAAGTAAGTAATCAAGGAGTTGTGCGTTCGCTTTCAAGAAAGTTTGAACAACAAGTAGAATATAAAAAGACAGGAAGGAAGAGAATTCATAATCAGACTGGTCGTGTGTTAAAGTTACACTATGATAAAGGTGGGTATCTTAGGTGTTTTTTAAGTAAGAATAGCAAGGTAAAAGCTTTTCTTGTGCATCGGGTAGTTTGGGAGGCTTTTAATGAGCCAATCCCTAAGACGTATCAGATAGATCATACTGATAGTAATAAAGAGAATAATTGTTTAGACAATCTTCAATGTTTATCTCGTAGAGCACACGGTGAACTTGGTGTTAAGAAAGGCGAATATGTGGCTGGTAATACACGTCTTAGTAAAGGAGATGTAATTAAGATTAAACAATTATTAAAAGATGAAACTATGTCATATCAGACTATCTCAGAACAATTTGGAGTGCATAGAGCTACAATTCAAGCTATTTACAAGGGAAGAACATGGAGCCACGTAGGATTAAATGAACAATCAGAATATGACAAAGGATACCAACAAGCACTCTACGATCATGGTTTAATAACTAGAGCGGCATAACCCCTTCTGACTGACATTAGACAAAAAAAGGAATTATTTAATAGGATGATTTGTTGTTTTTTTTAACATGTTTGGAGGTCTTTAATGGCTGCGTTAGCAATTCTTAAACAAAAGGTAATGCTTGGTCTGGATAATGCTAGTTATGTAGTTACTCAGGTACGGCATGATGGTACTACTGCAGGTACTTATACTATTGATCAATCTGCACAAGCGGTTGGCATTGTTCCGCTTGATGGGCAGACTGTTCCCTCGGTATCTCTTGGCTCGGAAGGTAGTTCTTCAACATTTCTGAAGACTGTAACTATTAATGGGCTTACTGGTCTTTGTGACGTACTTACTAGGCATCAAGGCGCAATTAGTTCGGTCAAGGCTTAAGGAGGTTCACTGATGGCTGCATTAGAAAATATTGATTTTCAACGCTATGTTCAACTGCCTACTGGTGAGGTTATTGGTATTCACAGGGTAACTCCTTTAACTATTAGTGACACTATTTCAGTGCCCCCCTTAGCTGATCCGTCAAATGCTGCACGTTCTGTTTCGCAGCTTCGTAGGTTAGGTGATTCGTCAGCTACTATTAGTACGTCTGGCGCTACTACGATTAGTATTGTTGGGACTCCTGGTGTTCAGGTAACTATTGTATCGCTGCATTCAAGGTATACTTCTAATATTACTTAAGGTAAGCAATGGCTGCATATAAGGGCGAGTATCTACTAAAGAATCCTTTCCAGGGCACACAAATGCTTAAGAGGGCCAATCAAGGCTTTCAAGGTGCCCAGGAATCTCTTGCTGCTGGTAGACAAATGTACCAGGGTGCGTTAGCTGATAAGGGTACTCGCACGTCTTATATGGAACGGTACATGCCAACTCATACTACAGATGTGGAGTCGGCTGAAAGAGCCCTTGGATCTACAGGGTATGCTAAAGCGCAACATGAAGTAAGATTACAGGCTGCTCTTGATAGAAAGGTTTTTTTAAAAAAGTGGCGAAGTGAAAAAAGTAGCCGCCGACGTGTTCCTAAACAGGTAAAGAAATATAAGAGACTGCAGGGGCTTGAAACTAGTAAGATAGCAGCACAAAGAGGTTTAATTGATCGGTATGGTGCTGAGCAGGCAGGCTTGTCAAACACTTTAGCTAACAAGGCTTCACAGTATAATACGTTCTTTGGTGGGCGTGATTTTGCTAGTCCTAATATTTTATCTGCTGGTGAAATGGCTACACGAGCTGCAACAGATGCTAATGATAATAGCAGTGGAATCTTAGGAGCTTATGGTTATCAAAAAGGTGAGGCGACAGATGATGCTTACCAGCGTGGATTAAATTATGCTTTGGAAAACAGGTATCGTTGGAGTTAAACAATAAGGAGTAGAAATGGCACTTAAATATCAAAAATATATAGATTTTCCTGATGGTAAAATGATTGGCTATCATGTCTATGAACCAACAGCTAATACTCATACACTTACAGTTCCTGAAATGGCTAGGTATAATTTAGGGACAGCAGGCGATTCAGTAAAGCAGCTTTCTGGTTATGGTCAAGTTCTTATGGGTACTGCACCGCAAGCTGGTTCTGCGTATGTTGTGACTATTACTACTACTGCTGCTGAAAGGGCTTTATTAGTTAATCAGGAGGTTATTATTGTAACTAATCATAGGATTCGTAAGGGTAACTATCTTCCTGAGGCGTAATGGATAATCAGTTTGCAGACTATGAAAAGGCTAATCGAGATGCGAGAGCGGCAGGTGCTGCTGGACGTATTGGTAAGGTAAAGTCACAGTCTGAGACTAATCCTAGTTATTTATCTTTAATGGAGATTCCTGAGAGTCTCCAGAAAACGTTTAAGAAAGCAGGTTCAATGACGGAAAAGACAAAGAAGCCTACTCCTAAGAAGAAGAGTGCAGCCAAGGGTGCGAAGTCTGGTACTGGGACTGTGATTCCTGCTCCGAAGTCTGAGTATGAGAAGAGGGCATTAAAGATGACATGGGACCGATGGGAAGAGCATCAGAAAATTAAAAATAAAGAGTATAGTACATAGTCATCCCATACAGTTCGTCTGTATGCTGCCCATGAGCTTCGGCTCTTGGGCTTTTTTTTGTTTATGGTTTTTGAATGTTCATGACATTAGTTAAAAAAGGAATTATTTAATAGGTATAGGATTGATAAAATCTTTATTTTACTAAATAATTCGAAGGCTAGGCTCATTCCCTTGGTTGTGGAGAGGGTGCTTCGAAGAATAAATTAAGGGAATTAAAATGGCTAGAACAATTAGAGAAACATTTCGCCAATTTCTCCCTGGCTCTGGACGTGATACTCTAGGTAATCCCAAGCAAGGGAAGACTCGGGTAGAAGGTCAGATTGCTGTCACTAGTTATGTTAGTGGTGGAGAAGCATTGGCACCTACTGAGCTTGGTTTATCTAGAATTGATTGGATTAATTTGCGACCAACTAATGCAGTTGCTGGCCCCAGTTCATACCGTATTGCTCCTTATAGTCAGGTGAATGATGTATTTTATCTGTATAAGGTAGGGGAATCAGGCATTCCTGATGAATACGATGATGCTGATACTGAGACTCTTGAGTATCAGGCCACAGGCGACTCTGCTTATGATGTAGAGTTAGGTTAAGGAGAATAGATAATGGCTAGAACAATTCGAGAAACATTTCGACAATTCCTTCCTGGCTCTGGGCGTGATGTATTAGGTAATCCCAAGCAAGGGAAGACTAAGGTGGTCGGTAGTATTAATGTTACTGCCTATGCTGGTGGTGAAGGTGAAGTTCTTACAGCTACTGATCTTGGTTTAACTGCTATTGATAGTATTACTTTGCGCGTTGGTGATGAAAATAGTGGTGCTTTAACTGGGACTACTGCTCCTATTCGTATGGTAACTTATACGAAAAGCACAGCGCATTTTTATCTGATGACTATTGATGAAGAAGGTGATATTGTCGGTGGCGCAGATAATGATACTGAAGTAGTTGAATACATAGCAGAAGGAGATTCCTCATTCGATGTTGAATTGACTTAAAGGCTAATTTACAGTTTTAAATAATCACGAGGGCTCCCTGCTCGGGAGCCCTCTTTATTGAGGGTATGTATGGAAGGATATACAATTAGATGTGCAAGGTGTAGTTCATTGGTTCAAATGAAACAGAAGACAAAGACTCCTAAATACTGTGGTCCTTGTCGGAATGCTATGCAGGATCAATGGAGAAAGCAAATTTCTAAAATAAGAAAGGCTCGTACTGAAGGACATAAAATTGAGCCTTTGAAACCGTTAACTTAAGGAGAAATAAATAATGTCTAGTTTAACTTTAGCCAACATCGAACTGCTCGGACTTAGAGAATTGAGTGATGAGGCAAGTACATTTAAGAGATGGATTACTGTCAATGGTCCGATGAAGACAGAGTATTTGTTTTATCAGATTGATACTGATGATGTATTTACTGATGGAGATACTACAACTTCGCGGTTAGCTCATCCATATGCTGCAGAAATTGCACCTGTAAATACTGATCTTACTGGAACTGCGTTTCCTGGTTCTGTAACGTTAGATAATGATGAGAGTTCGGCAACGTTTAAGACTATTACTATTCATGATTGTGAAGCAGGTACTATGGGTGGCATCATAATTACGATTCAAGGATACTAATTAGATAATTTCTTAACAGGGGAGGAGGTAGTAAATGCAAAGTGAATTGCGCTTACCTCAGAAGTACCGACCAGACTTTCCGTATCGAAAGTGTGCGTTAGGGATAGATTTGCCTTCAGAATTCTATGATGAGTTAAGAAGGATTGATAAAGATCTTTATCCTGTTCATCATCCTTATAGGGTTCTTTGGGATAGTATAATTAACAGTGATGCAGGTGAACTTGAAGATCCTAGGTATCAGATTAATTATAACTATAGTGAGCTGAACTTTGGATTTGTTTTAACTGATAGTGATGGTAGACCTATTGAAGATGGTTCGTGGCATGTTTGGCGATTATGTGATCCTTATGGTTGGGCTCATGTGATTAAATTAGAAAGTCGTGAGCCAGAGTATCTTAGATTAGTTGTGGATAGATTGTATCTTCAAGCTTGTTGGACTAACCGTTATGGATTTTTGTCTTATAATAGGTTGTTAGATAGTGTAGATGTAGAGCATCGTAAGAAATTACAAGATGATCGGCAAGAGTTATTTGAAGCAACCCAGGATGAGAATAGTTGGCTGATGAATAAAGCAATGGATAACTTTGCTAGAGGCGATACAGCACCAACGAATCCAACTAAAGATTCAATTGTAAGCTATCCAGGACAGGTAAATAGGTCTAGAATAGTGCGACCTCTTGATGATGAAGAGGGAGGTCTTATTGTTCCGTAAGGAGTTTTAGTGACTGTTTCTGCAAAAAGACGTGGAATCACTGACGATCCTGAACAAGAGCTACGCTTTCGGCGTATCGAAGAAGAACTTGATGCTAGAGCGTTAGCTAATGTACAGACAGGTGCGTCTGGATATCGACGTGGTAAATCTACTGTCCCTCAGCTTTCTGGAGTAAGGTTAGATAATAATATTGTTGGTGGTGTGGGTGTAACTTGGAATTCTACAGACATTCCAGACCTAGCTAAGTATCAGTTACAATACGATACAGATGCATCCTTTCTTAATGCTACTACTTTAAATATGCAGGCTACTAACTATACTCTCCCTAATCTTAGTGCTGAGACTACGTATCATGTTAGAGTACGTGCGTTTAATAGTAGAGGTGACGAAGGTCCTTGGTCTTCGACTCTGAACGCTCAGTCTGGACAGGCTTCAGTAAGTAATTTAGCTGATGGGTCCGCTAGTAATATCGTGGTGCGTACTAAGACTGCTGGGTTTGTTCCTGCTACGGTCGGGGCTGCTGGGTCAACGTTAGGTTCTTATTTGAATACTAGATTGAGTTTTCCTGTAGCAGCAGAGACGTTATTAATTGGTGTGACAAAAGGTGTAACGCTTATTATTGTAGATGAACCTATGTATGTGAGAATGAAAATAGATGGACAAACTAAGATTGAATTTGAGACTAATTTTTCTGTTTTAGCATCAGCATCAACAGGTACTTTTACTGTGCCTGGATTAATTGTACCTGTTTTATTGAGTAGTGGTTCTCATTCATTTTCTATTGATGTAGAAATTGACGACGGTGGTTCAGCTTATTTTACTCCTTCTTTAGTAAGTTTAGCTATTTGGCAGGTGAGGAAATAATGAATAAAGTATACTGTAAAACTGATAAGTATGGGAATGTCACGGAAGCTATTAGGGGTGACGGTATTATCTTTACACCTGATGAAGGCTGGAAAGATGTGTCCCATATTCCTAATGCACATGAGATGACAGAGGCAGAAGCACAGCCTAAGTTAAAGTTACGTCCTAAAATTCGTATGGCTAATGGGACTGTTATTGCAGAAAAGGTAGAGCGGAAGCCAATCTTAAGAATGAGAGTTAGACCTTCAGTGATTTTAGCTAATGGAGTAGAGCAAGCAGTGTGTTCTCTTCGTGGCAAGTATAAAGAATCAGTAGAAGTTCAGGTTAATGGTGAAGTAACGCAGGTTGAAGTAGGTGAAGATATAGTAATTACTAGTGATGTTGCTCAGAGAATTGGTATTAAGGTGATTGATCCTAGTGTGGTTGTTAAGCCTAAAGTATTGTTTGTTCAAGCTACTGAGGTACCGATTGTAGTTGAACCAGTGGAGGTGATTGAGTAATGAAGCATATTCATTTTAAAGAAGAAGATACTACGCCTGTAGATTTTGAGATGTCGGTACCTGAACAGACTCTAAGGGATTTGATTTGTATTACAGAGAAGTCAATCAAGTCTTTGGCAGGACAGATGAATGGGATGACTATTAATGTGAAGAAGATGACTAGTACATTAGAGGCAGAGCTTCCAGCCATTGTTAAGGAGTTACAGGTGGTTGCTAAGGTTATGAATGAAAATACTAAGTTGGGGATCACTAAAACTGATGAGTTAATTAAAGTGTTGGAGAAGAAGAATGGCTAGTATCATTCCTGATGGAATTCGTTCTAATAAGACTAATAAACTAGCTAAACGTGCTTTTGAATTATCAGGTGAGCGTTCTGCTGTACTAGGTCCGAGGGGTTTGATTGGTAGAGCAAGTCGGAAAAGCCCGTTTCATGATGCTGCGGTTGAGGGTTTGATGACTCAGATGTATGGTCCAGATTATTCTATTAAACAATTGGATGATTTTGTTGATAAGCTTTATAAGGATTATGAGACAACAGGAAAATCTCGTGCTTTTGATACTCAGATGGGGTTTACTAAACCTAGAGAGAGGTTTATTACAAGAGAAGATGCATTTAAAGAGCTAAAAGATACACGTAGTAAAACTAATCTATTTACTCAGGGTGAAATACATACAGGAGATTTGTCAACAGAAAGAAATATAAGGTTATCTGGTGCAGAAAGGATTTCGGATTCAAGAAGAGGTGAGGGTACTGGAGCTGATCTTATTAAGAAGCAAAGAGGAGTGATTAATAAGTATGTACATGATATTAATCTAAAATTAAAAGAGTTACGGAAAGCTGAAAAAGGATTACCAAAAGATTCTTTCGAGCGTGAAAGAATAGTTGCGAGACGAGAGACTCTTAGGGGAAGAAAACAAACTTTACTGTCTAACATGCCTCATCCTGGGGGTAAAGATCCTGGACGTTTAAGTGTGTTAGCTAATAAGGCAAGAAGAATGGGAAGGCTAGGCAAGAAAGCTTTAGGTCCGTTTAGTTGGTTGACTGAGCCTTTTGGTGCCCCACTAGCTGTTGGAGATTTGCTTAGTCCAGACAAAACAAGACAACAAGCAGGACAGGAATATTTCTTGGGGTTAACCAGGGAAGATACTGGAAGAACAGCTACCAAGAGAGAGATGAGGGACTATCTTAAACAAGGGGATTATAAAAATTACTTGGGAGCAGGAGGTATATAATGGCTGCGGAAACCTTTGGAAATTACATTATTAGAGTAAGACAGTTTCTTCATGAGACGGACGAGGACGCCTCGATGTGGTCCCCAACGTTTTTGAAGCAAATTTTTAATGATAGCTACCGACTACGTTGTACTCAATTAATCATGGCATTTGAAGGCTATTTTACTGAAGTAGCAACTAGAAGTATTGTAGCTGATCAGGCTAGGTATGCTTGGCCTGCTGGGTTTGAAAGGGCAATTAAAGTAGAGCTTGTTCGAACTGGTGGTGCGACTGTTCCTGTTCATAGGTATGAGCGACACATTGGTATGAATCCTGCTGCTGGGTCTAGTGGAGATGCAGATTCTTATCTTCCTACATATCGTCCTATTGGTAGTGGGTTTGTATTTGAGCCTACTCCAACTACAGCAGTAACTAATGGCATTAGATTAGAGTATTGTGGTCTTCCTGCTGAGCTGGTTGCAGATGATGATGTGATCCACCCAGATTTTCCTAAGACATATGTTTCATTAGTTATTTATGATACGGCGGTGGCTGCTTTAGACTCAGAGCATTTGATGGAGAATGGACAGCCAACTACTATTGTTAGATTACGAAATGAATTTGATGTTATGTTTTCTAGGTATATAGATTCTCGTATGATTTCTTTGAACAGTGTGACACCTTTTGTAGGTCATTTCAGTGATTCGTGACCGGAGTAAAATATGAGCGTTGAGCGTTCCTCACAGGCTTTTGTTGATTTTGCCAATCTGGAAGGATTGAATACTAAGACTAATCCAGATTTTCTTAAGACTTCTAATTTAACTGAATGTAAGAATGCGGATTTTTTTACTGAGTATGGATCTACTCGTAGAGCTTTAGGTAATAGTCGTGTGCTTAGCTCTAAGATTGAAGAAGGGGGCAGTGGTGCGCCTATTTCTTGGATCGGGTTTTATAGATCACAAAATTTTGCTGGTCAATTAGTTAGAGAGACTCTGATTCAGGCAGGTAGTAAGTTATTTCAATTAAATGGTACCTCAGTTACACAATTAGCTACAGGACAACCTAGTGGATTGTTTCGTTCTCATACTCAGTTCGGTAGGTTCCTTCTTATTGGTGCTCAAGATCCTTTTATTACAGGTACTCTTGGTGATAGATATAAGTTTGACGGGTTTAAACTATCTACTTGGGGTGTTGAAGCTCCTGGTAATGTAGAGACTATAATTGAGTCTTTTGCTGGTGGTGGGTTTACTACTAGTAGGTGTACAGTTGCTACTGAGTCTAGTATTGCATACTCTGGTAATTCATTAAAGTTAACTAAGAATTCCGGTGAAAATTCTTGTCATATTCAAAAGATTGGGATGGCACCTTTTAGTATTAATATCAATGTTGAAGATCGTGCTAGAATGTATGTGTATATTCCTGAAGACATGCATCGTAAGTTGGCTGTTACTGGAAGGTGCTTCTCTGTTTACTTTAGTTCTACAGATAGCTTTGGTGGAGGTGCAGCAGAGCAGTGGGTACGATATGACTTTCGTATTGGTCAGCTATTAAAGGGATGGAATACTCTTTCATTTGATTTTACGTTGTATCCTGCGGGCGACCTTGGTGAATCGTCTGTTGACTCAGAGAATCTTGATAACGATAATTTAACAGCAATGAAGTATGAGTGGTTCTTTAACACTGATAATACTGCAGATGAAATTATTGTTTATCTGGATAATCTTGTATCTCTAGATCAAGGTGCTCCTAAATCTACTATGACTGATGCTACTGGATCTGTATTTTCTGGAGGCAGCACTCAAGTTTGGTCACATGTAGTTACTTATGTTAATGAAGATGGATATGAGTCTAACAGGGGTGTCAGCCAGGAGTCTGAAATTTATGGAGACGCTTCTGAGGCTGATGCTAATGTGGCTTGGACGTTTGAAGATGAGACACATCCTGCATTAACATATGTTGGTACTAATGACAATCAAACTCTTGACCCCGATAATAAAACTCAAGGGTATAATTCTATCCAGTTTGGTCTTGATAATGCCGTCGGTGATGAAGAGTGTTCTATTGCTATTCCACTTCAAGAGTTTGATTTTTCAGATGCAGAGGATGGCTATTTATATGTTGATGTGTGGATTGCTATTGGCGACCGAGAGAAGTTAGCTACTGACGGAGTACGAGTACAGATTGGAGACGCTGATTTAGATAATTACTATGAGTGGAGGTTTGATCGTTCTAGTATTGAAGAAGGTGCTTTTACTACTTTAAGTATGCCATTAGAAAATCCTGATAGTACAGAAGGGGTAGTAGATTTATCTGTTGTAGACAATGTTAAAATTATTTTTTGGTTTATTGACGATGATCAGTCAACTGGTACTGGTGCCCTTAAAGTAGATAACTTAAGGATTGATTCTTATTCTGATTACGCCTCAATGGAGTTAACAGAGATTCCAGTGTCGGACGATCCGGCAATAGTGAAAAGGAATATCTATAGAACTATAGCAAATGGTACTACTCATTTCTATGTAGGAACTATTAATGACAATACAACGACTACGTTTACGGATACGGTGTCTGATGGCGCGTTGGGGACCAGCCAGCCCCCTCAACCTGCTCAATTTTTTGATAGCTCTGTTCCTCCTAACGCAGGTATTATAAAGACCTGGAAGCGCACAGTCTTTATGGCTGGCGATCCTAAAGATCCAAACGTACTTTACTTCTCTGCTGATGATAATCCTGAAGCGTTTCCTTTGATTAATGCTTTTGAATTAGACAGTCCAATTACTGGTATCTTTGAGACTCGTAATGGTCTTATTATTACCACTGATCTAGATTATTGGAGAGTTATTGGTGATAACCCTGATTACTATGTTGATAAAGTAATGAGGAATATGGGTAATGTTGGGTTCCGGGCGTGTGGAGAGTCTAAGCTGTATGGCTGGGCGCATGATAGAGAGAGCATTCGTTTATATGATTTACAGGATACAAATAGATTTAGTGAGCCTATTGGAGACTTGATTGCTGCAGTAAATAAAGAAAATATAGAGCACGCTTGGACTATTTATAGTAAATCTATCAATAGAATGTTGGTTTCTTATCAAAATAGTAGTGGTGTTTATGACACTATGTATAGCTATCAGCATGGACAAGATGATATTAGGACTGGATGGTGGACTAAGATAGATTTTCCTGTTGGGTTAGAGTTCCTTTGTGGTGAAGAGATTGAAGATCCTGATGGTGACAGAAGGCTATATGTGGGTGGTGCTGATGGGATGCTTTATGAGTTCTTGACAGGTGGAAATCAGTCTTGGGTTGATGCTGATGGTACTGAGACAGCGATTACTATGGAGTTACAGTCTATTTACATGAGAGCAGCTCCTCTTGCGGCTGAGATTTCTGGGGTGACTGGACGATGGAAGCCTTCCTTTATTGAAATTAGATCAAGAGCAGCCGGAGGTGCGGAACATAGTTATACTGTAAGATTTGATACTGCTGATGGTTCTGCTACTGATCAGACGGTAAGAGAGTCAAAGACATTAACATTTACATTTCCTGCTGGTGTAAACATTCAACGTTATCGAATTAAAGATATGACTTCGGCTGAATATGGGAGAATTAATATTCAATGTAATGATTTAAACAAAGATGTCTATTTTCAAGGAGCTAGAATCTTTATTGAGACTAGACCGCACGCTGGGGTGATTTCAAAGAGTGTTCCTGCTGGTCGTTCCTAACATTATTGTTTTCTAAGTTTAATTACCTTAGTAAAAAAAGGAATTATTTAATAGGAGTATCATTTAAAAATAGAGAGGGTATACTATGGGGAAGGAACGAAAAAATAAGATTAAAATTAGGAGAGCAAAACTTGGCGATCTTGGGCTATTTCGAAAGCTTTGGGAAGAGTATTTATCAGATGAGCAGCTCTTGGCGGCAGGAGGTGTTGCGGCTACAGAGCACAATATGGAAGTTTTTGAAAGGATGTTTAACGTATATGTTTCGGGTGACTTGGATGGAACTGTACTTTTCCACGCGGAAGATGGAGTATTAATGTATGGAGATCCTGGTGAATTGTTATTTGAAAATGTGAATGGACGACAAGCAAACGGCTGGGGACTTTATGTTAAAGAATCTGCTAGAGGTAAAGGAGTATCTACAGCTTTACGAACTAAAGCAGTTAATATTTTAAGAACTATGGGCTTTGATTCTCTTTGGTCAGTTACTGACCCTGCTAATGAAGAAAAGTATGCCGCTACTATTAGATTTGGGTTTAAGCCTGGAATGAGAGTAGTACATTATATAATGAAGGAGAATACTTAAATGGCAGTTGTAGCGGTTGTTGGTGGTGGACTTTTAGCTGCGGGTGGAAGTATTTGGGGAGGTATGCAAGCTAAAAAAGGCAAAGAGAAAGAAGCTAAAGCAATAAAGAAAGCTGCTCAATTAGCTTATGCTCGCGCTCAACAAGGATACGCTCGCCAATCACACCATTTAGATACTGGCAGGGCAGCTATTGAATTACGTCGTAAAGCAGAAGTTGCTAGTGCTGCTACTAAGAAGAGCATGTATGATTGGTTAGGGATGCCTGGAACATTTGAAGGTTCCTATGAGGATTATGTAATATCAAAAGGATCTGGAGGCATTTTACCTGCTACGCAATCAGAATTATTTAAACCATTAAAGAAGAAAGTAACTACTAGAATTCCTGGTGATGAGGGTTTAGGTATTCCAGGATCTACTATGAGCACTACAATGAGGGACTTTGCTAAGCGTCCTGATGAGTGGCGTGAAAGCTTTTTTGATAGTCGGATTGGTAGGGCTGTAAGTCATGATATTGCTCAATGGGATCAAGCCGCTCGTCAAGAAGGTGAGTTATACCTGCAGCTTAAAGAATCTATTCAAGGGCCTATTATTGAGGGGGCTGGTATAAGAAATCAAGAAGTTATGGAGGCAGTTGATAGGGCTTTTTCTGTTGGTACTGCACGAAACAGGCTTGCTAAGTTTAATGGAAAAATGCAGGCGCAGCAATCAATCAATAGAGATAAACAAAATGCATTGTGGCAATCTAATGCTGCTATGATTCAAATGGCTACAGAGCAACGTCGGCAATCCATTGCTTTTGGTATGGCTGTGGTTGACCAGAATGTAGTTGAGAGTTTTGATGCACAGATGAATGCGTTGACTCAATTATATCTAAATAATATTATGCCTACTGCTATGGCTATTGAAAGTGATCTTATGGATAATATGGGCGCGGCTGATTCTTTAACTACTCAAGCTAAACTTACTAAGATTGCTGGAGATACACAATATAAGTTAGCAATTGCTGGTGCAGTACAACAAATTGGCGGCGCGATGATGCAATATGGGATGAGTGGAATGGGTGGTGGTGCTGCTGCCAGCCCGGCTACTGCTGGTGCTGCTGGTGGAGGCTCTACTGGTGCTATTAGTGGTGGAGGTATGTACACTGGAATGCCTCAAGGAATTAGTGCTAATGCTGGAGGGTATCGATCTAATGTTGGCGGTATCTCAAGTATTTAATGTTTATGGAGATTAAATAATGGCTAATGGTGATGTTATGAATCAAGGAGCCCAAATGCAGGCCCCTTCTCCTGGTGCTCAAGAATTAGGACCTAGGTGGGGTGGCGCAGTTCATGAATTAGGTGCATCTTTTGTTAGGCAAGGCGCTGCAATGTATGGTGGAGCAATGTCTCAGTTAACAGACAATCCTGCTATGTTACAGGCATCAATGCAAAATGCTGAACAGATTAATGCTCAATTAAAGACTTTATGGTATCAACATAAGGCTAAGATGTTTGATGGTGTGTATGGTGAAAATCTTAAACGACAGCAAGGTGAAGTTAGAGCCCAATATGATGAAGAAATTCGTATGCACCAAATGCCTTATACTTCAGATGAAGAACGTCAAGCAAATGACCCAGAAGCAGCACCAGTAGTTCCACGAAAGGGATTTCGTATTATTGATCCTGTTACTGGTGAAGCGTCTTATATTGCTGCGGATAGTCGGGATGCAATAGATCATTATAGCTCTGCTACTGAACGGTATTTTGCAGGGATGGAGGCTTCAGCGTCAGAGTATCATACAGCAACTCAGCAATACCAAGATAATCCTTATATTCTGGCTAAGGGTGAGGCAGTTCGACAGGCAGTTACTGGTCAAATTGAAGCTATGAAAACTGCTAGTGATTTAGCAAATGATAGGAGTCAAAGAGAATATCAGGGTGCGATGATTGGGCAGGCTACCGCTGCCACTGAAGATAGACAAGAGCAAAAAGCAATAGACGCTGAGGTCGGTCGTCAACTTGCTCCTGCTGGTGGCCCAGAGATGACTGATCCAGAAGCGCGGGTCGCTGGTGGAGTTGCGAAAGCAACACAAAAATTTGATACAGCCCAAATGGAACTAACAGAACAAGAAACAAAAGACGAAGCTGCTGCCCAAGCCGGTCAGGAAGCCCTAAAAAGAGTTGATCCTGAGCGAGCTGCCTGGTTTGCAGAGAATTATGATCCAGAAAATCCGGCGCATATAAAGGAATTAACACTTGCTGCTATTAAGAAAGCTAGATATGACGCTAAGGTAGACAGACTCGGGAGAGGAAATAACATTACAATGTTAGATCGTGATATCCGCCCCGAAGATGTTCCTGGTATTATGTCTACTCATGAAGAAGTAGGATTCAGAGTCCAAGCAGCAGCAACTCAATCGAAGGCTAAACGAGACTCTCTAGTTACTAGTCAAGCCCATAGTTATGCTAAACAAAGATTGAGTGAGTATAAAAAGTTTAAGCCTGGTAGTGACGAAGCTGAACGTTCTCCTTATTATAAAGATAAAAAACAAAAGCCTGTTACGCCTGCAATGCTGGATACACTTATGAGCAGAATACGAGGAGTTATTGCTCCTGACGGTGACTTTGATTTTAATCCTGAGCTTGTTCAAACTATTCCTGGGTATCTAGAAGACAAGTCACTTATTGATGATCTTATTAAAGTTTGGGCAGACGCAGATGCGTCTATTGGTAGGCCATCTAATGCTTTTTTCGAGCGTCAAGCACAGGCAGAGATCCTTTCAGCTTTAATTTCAAAGTCTCCAGAGTGGCGAGAGAAGTGGATTCCTGAAGGTATGAGTGTAGAGGAATTTAAAGGTACACACCTTGCATTGATTTTTCCGAAGTATGTTCCGCTTGATATACGAAGTCCAGTTAGTGAGAGTAATAATGTGGTGTCTGGTTTAGCTCTTGATCGAGAGGACCCTGCAATTCAGGGTCCTGTAATGCAGAAGTTACAAATTGAAATAGAACAGAATACAGAAGCAGCACAGAATCATCGTCCTCCAGTAGAGGATCTAAGATCAGCACTAGTTTTAAGTAATAAGTCTGTTTCGAGTTTTCTAATACCTGATGCTTCACTATATGAGTCAGCTATTAAAACTTTACAAGATGAAAAAAGTGCATTAGAAGTTCTTCTGATAACAAACTCTCAAAATACTGTTGTTACTGATGTTATGCTTGAAAATGCAGGTTCGGAATCAGACCTACAAAGAAGTGCTGACATGACTGCTAGTAGAATAGCTGAATTAAATTCTACTCTTAAATTAGTTAATGAGTCTATTAAGAAATTAGAGAAGAGTCTAAAGAAAATATCAAAGCTTGGGGCTAGTAGAAAAGAGCGAGGAATACTTGGTCTAACTATACCTGAAGCTGCTGGTGCTCTTTGGCAAAGTCGAGGCGCTGCAGGTCGAAGAATAGAAGAGGCTAATCAGAGAGATGAAGAACGATTCTCGCGAGCTAGAGAAGTTAGAGGAAGAGGATTATTAAAGTAACTAATGGCATCCCCTACAGACTATGACAATCTTTATAGAAGTTTTGAAGAGCCTGCTGCTCCTGACTGGAGCAGTGGGTTAGCTGAGGAAGCTGAAAGAGCTTCTGAACCTGATCCTGTTGAAAGGGATTACAATCAAAAGTATGCTCCGTCACATATAGCGAGAGAATCCAACCGTAAATACTCTGAAGGTGGGTTGTCAGCTAAGCATCAGAGTTTATATAATATACCAAAGACAGACCCAGACGAAACACACCTGACAGAAGAAGACTTAGATCCTGCTGCGATGTATTCAATGGCTATTCCTGGTGCTGAGGCTCCTACTGAAGATAATCCTGAAGGCTGGAATATTAAGGATGGTGTGAACTTTTTGTTCGGTGATGACCTGGCTATTCTTGGGTTAAAGTGGGACCAAGATGGGTTAAATTGGGCCATTGAAAACTCTCTTGATCAGTGGTCTGAGCATCCTATTATGTCTAGTATTGCAGCAGCAGGTATGATTGCTTCCATTGCTTTCCCGGTTGTTGGGGCTGTACGGAAGTCAGCTAAGGTAGGACAGTTAGCTATAAGAGGAACCTCTAAGTTTATTCCTGAGCATATTCAAAAAGCGAGAATGATAGATAAGCAAGCGGCTACAAAAGGATTACTAGAGTCGAGTCAACTAGAGCATGGCGATGATTGGGTACGCACTCTTGATGATTTGCTTAAGGTTGAACATGAGCTTGGCACTGGTTTAAAGCATTTTGGTACTGGTGATGCTGCTAAGTTAAAAGAGATGCTTGCTACAGGTAGAGGGGCAGAAGCTATCTCTCACGTAGGTATTGGGGGCATAAAGCAAAGGCTTCTTAATATTGATCATAGGCGTAGGTTTGAACAGCTTCGTTGGAAAATAGATTTTGGAAAAGCAACGAAGTTAGATGCAATGAAGTTTAATCTACAGAAGAGATTTGCCAATGATTACTTTATGATTGGCGCAGGGATGACCCCTAATGCAGCTAAAAATATCACTGAGTTTCTTGACAACGCTCAATTTCGTAAGCTTTTTTCTGAGCAAATTATAGAAGAACATCACCCTACATGGTTTAGGTATATGCAGGGCTTGATAGATGAAACGGATGAAGCTGTACAGGCTATTGGAAAGAAAAATCCTAAAGAGATTATGAAGTGGCAATCTCAATTAGATGCTTATAAGCAAGTACAGTCTGAGATGGTCTCTTCTGGATTTTATGCTGCGGATGAGATTGCTTCTGCTAGTCTCCCTGATCCTAGTAGACATGTTAAGGTAGAGACAGTAGGGGCTGCGGTTGCTAGAGGTTTGTACACTTCTACTCTTTGGAATCAGATGATTAAGCCAGGAGCTATCCAGGTAAACAAGGCAGGACTAGGACTTAGAAAGAATATTAGTCAGATTCCTGCTACACTTACTAGTCCTTCACTTCAAAAGAGAATGAAGTATGGAGATCCAGCGGCACTAGAGGCAGGGATTGAGGCCGGTGAAATTATTACTGATCCTGCATTAGTTAATCAGTTTAGTTTAGTACATGACAAGCTCCTGTTAAACACGTATGATTTTATGGCGGACTCTATTGTTAAACACAGAGGAGTACCTCAGTCTAGTTTGAATAAGTGGTTCCTTGATAATGATGCTTTTGAGGCTCTTACTCCTTCTGCAAAAGGTAGATGGGTAAATTTGAATGACCTTGGTGGTGAGATTGCAGCTAGATATGGTATCAGTGGTGCTAATCCGTTAACAAATCGGCTTCGTAGGATGGTAGCAGTTAAGTCTGGTAAGAAGGTTGATAGTGCTGGTAATATTGTTGATGGGTTAGATGATCTTCCTCATATGAATGTAGAGATTTTTAATGACTTCTTTCATCCTGAGGAAGGGATGTTTGGAGCAATGTCTTATTCTACTGATGCACTGTCTCTTTTGACTGCTGTTTTTAAGACTGGAAGAACAGCATTGAATCCTGCTACTCATATGACTAACCTTAGTGGTAACTTTGTCATGTTAGCTATGGCAGGTATGAATCCTTTCAGTAAGCAAGCTATTACTGATGGGTCTAGGATGACTAAAGTATTTAGACAGGTTGCTAAAGGTCGAATTGACACTGAGATTGATTCAGATCTTCTCTTTAGTAAGAGTGGTCTGATTGATGTGTTTGATAAGGCTGGTGTTGATACCATGATGACTACTAAGCTAGGTACTACTATTGATTTGACTGACGATTTCTCTCATCCTTTGGTGCAGCAACTGATTGAAAAGAATGCATTCGAGACTACAGAGGGTTTTGCTAATCTTCAAAATACTTTTACAGCCATTGAAGCTGCAGCAGCATCTTCAGCAGGATCTCCGTTGTTTGCTAAGAACTTTACTAAAGCAATGTTGAAATTTATTGGTGATGAGCCCGGTAAGAAGAAATCTCTTGTAAGCAAGTCTCTTCATCACATGTCTAGTCTATATCTTCAAGAGGATATGGTGCCTAAGGCTATGTACTTTATGAAGTTACGAAGGGGCGGTCACTCTATTGAAAGTGCAGTCATGGAAGTAGGACGTAGGCTTCCTCAGTATAAGAACGTAGGTAATTCAATCAAAGGACTGAGGAAGATGGCATTTCCGTGGATTACTTTCCCTGTTGAGATGACTAGAATTATGAAGAATAATATAATGGACTTTCCTCTGCGGACAGCAGCCATTTTAAGAATTCCTAATGCTATGCAGTGGGCAATGTCTGAAGCTGAGCTTGCTCCTGGTTCACCTCAAGAAGTTAAAGATGGTATGCGACAGGCTCCGTTGTGGGCACAAAGAGGTACTTCAGTATTGTTAAACAGCGGACAAACTACTGGAGCTATGTTAGGGGGTTCGTCTGCTGCATTCTTAGGTGCTGTTTTTGGTGGAGCTAATTGGGGTACTATCGGAGCAATGGTAGGTGCTATAGGAGGAGGCGCTGCTGGAGCTGCTGCTGGTTATGCATTCGGTGATGAAGATGAAGCTAACATGCGTGCTTGGTCAATGGAATTTCTTCCTTGGTCTTCGTTGATGGCTGGTAGTAGTTCTCCTGAAGCAGAGCCTAATGATCTAGCTAGAATGGTAGATTTAAGTCCTATAGAACCTTTCTCTATTATTACACCTATGGTTCGTTTATTCTATGGTAAAGGTAGTTGGGGTGAAGAGATTCCTGTAACAGGTAAAAGTGATGCTATGAGTAAGGCAGTTATGCAGCTTACAGGTTTATTAATGCCTTCACTAATGCAAAAATATGGATTAAAAGTAGGTGATCCTGATGTGGGTTTCTTTAACTTAGCAGATAATAGAGGAATGCTTGGTGCTGCTGCAGTAGGTGGGTTGCTTGGTGCTGCTGGTGGAGGTCCGGTCGGTGCAGCTATTGGTGCTGGAGCTGGAATATTAACTGGTGCAAATACTATTCGTTTACAAGAAGATTTAGGACTGGTACAAAATAGTAAGACAGGTAAGCGTGGTAATATTATTTATGATCTGCTCTTAAATTCCTTTATGGGTGGTACAGGAAAATCATGGGGAACTACTCCAGAGCAACAGTTATTTCATGAAGGTATGCAGAATAAAAAGTATACGAAAGCAAGAAATGTATTTGTAAAGAACATAAAGTATGCTATTTTAAACGGTGATGAAGAGATGTTTAATGATGCGTTAGGGAAAATTGAACGTTCATTCTTTACACAACATGCTGATGTTAGAACAGGACTTACTAAGTTTGGTAAGTGGGCTGATGGACATATGGATGATCTTGGTAAGCACCCTCGTTTAGGAGGTATGAGTATAGAACAATTAAGGACTCGTCTCTGGGATGCTATTGAATTTGCTAAGGAGCATCGAGGGAAAGCTGCTGATAACTTAGTTATGGCTTTGAAAAAAGAGCTGTTGTTTAGAGAAATGAATAAAGAGAACAGCGGCATGAACGTAGGTGGTTATAACTTTAATACAAAACTTGCTAGTAAGTTATTAGGTCCTGCTATGTTTGCTAGGAAGAGTAAGAAGAAGAAGAAATCCAGGTCGAAGAAGTATATAGATAATATAAAGCCTTTACTGTGATAGCCTGGAGTTTTTAAGTATCTCTTTTAATTTCTCATGATCTTCTTCGTCTACTAAATCAAAGATATCTATCTCTTCAATTTCTTTTGAATGCAGAGGATCATCTTTAGTGCAGACACTACAAGAGATCCCATAGTTTGTTGTCCTACCACAAAGACATTTAATAATCATTCTGCAACTTTTCTAGTGCAGGTGAGACAGGCCAATCCTCTATAGGGTTACGTAAGATAGGTAGTTCATCTAATAAATCAAACGGTTGCAGGTGCCCGGGGTGATATGATCCTTGGGCTTTTCTGTTCTTGCGTCCTGGTACTCTATCCTCATAGGGTGAGCGTAGAGCGTTGTGGAAGTGGTATAGTTTAGCACTGCTCCTCATGTTTACTTCACTCTTATGGTTCTGCTTATAGAAAGCTCTTTCTCCGGGGTGCGACCTCATCCAGATAGCATCTCTGGTGTAGAATCTATGATGATCTCTCTCTATATCATAGCGTTCTGTTAGGTCAGTACTAAGTTCAATACGTCTAATGACTCCGTATCGTTTCTTTCTATTTGTACGGTGTGCTTCTAGTAAATCCACTCCTAACTGAGGTAAACAAATTGAATGTCTAGGATGATAGATCTCATCCCCATCAATTAATATGTAAGAGTCAGACCTTGCTTCAGCAATCATCGCGTTCCTAAGAGCCCCCTGGACACCAGGACTACAATAAGGTAGCTTTCTCATAAAGAATTCAGTGTCTGTTTCTTTGTCCATGAACCAATCAATAATTTTAGGAGTGTCATCTTCACTATTCATATCATAGATAACTATACGTTCAAAGGTATCAGAGATAGATTCGAGTACGTAAGGTAAAAAATAGGCTTCGTTACAAACCATGATGAGCGGGACGATCATGAAACTACCTCCATTATCTGCTTGATTCTATGTTTAGTGAGATGGTTATGAATCACCTTTTGATAGGCATTCTCAGCTATTTTAGCACAGGCATCAAGTCGGTTAATTGCAAATTTCATACGTTCAAATAACTCTTCACATGTATAAGGAACGTAGGGTAGGTAGTCGATCCACGGCTCGAATAAGTAGCCGATCCCTGAACGATCATCTTGAGGATTGATTAAGACTCTACCCATAGCCATACTTTCTAACACCCGTAAATTTGGATCGTCGTGCTTCTGTCCATGATTCCATAGCACCTTACAATTAGCCATCGCTTCTGCTGTTCTAGGCCATTGATGCTTTCCTTTTATACTAATCTGTCTAACATCATAGGTCCAGTTATACTTTTGTGCTAAGGCAATCATAGGATCAGCTCTATCCAATCCTCCCTTAGATCCAAAGAAGCCGAAGTTAAACTTAGGAACTGCTTCCTTATGTTGCTCTCTATCAAAGAACTCTAAGTCTGTAAAGTTAGGACACCAATGAGCAGAGTCATGATCAGCGAATACGTTTCTTTTATCCCAGACAGCAAAGAATACATGGTCCGCACGTCTAGATATTCTAGCATGTAGATCTGTTTTACCGTGCGTATCAATAAAGAATGCTACACTTGGGATAGGTACAGGAGCATCATGAAGATGCCAACCATAGTCTCCATTCATATCACGTCCAGAGTCTACGTCTATTAGTAAGTCAAATTGTTTATACTGATTGTCATCTTTAAAGCGAGTCTTAGGAATTTCAGTGACTTCATGACCTCGGGCTCTGAGTTCTCTGACCATACACTTACCATAGGTAGCTACTTCTCTGCCCTCATAGTGGAATCTATAATGTGCGAATGCTATCTTCATTAGAGTCCTCCGCTACACTCAAAGATTTGTCCTCCTACACACCAGTTAGATTGTTCAAGTAGACTAACAGTAAATCTGGCTATCTCCTCCATGTTTCCAAACCTCCCAAAGGGTATAGCCTTCTCAGCAGCCTCTCTAGCCTTAACATTTAAATCTTCTACCATCGGGCCTTCAAACCACCCTGGGGACACCGCAAAAAGGGCAATTCCCTTTCTTGAAACTCTTCGGGACTCATTTAGTACGTACCCATTGAGTCCGGCCTTAGAACTGCCATAAACGCTCAAACCCCCTGAACCGGGCTTCCTAGCGCATGTAGAGGTGATCATGCAAGCCTTACCTTGACTCTTCAGCAAACCCTTCAAGGCAGCACGGAAGACAAAGATGGGTCCGGTGTGATTGACTCTAAGAGTTTCTTCTACGTCTTCTGAGTTACCAATAGGGTTAAGATAGATACCGTGACCAGAAGAAACAATTAAATTATCAATGCCTCCCATGTTTCTGATCACTCCTCTAACTCTACTGATAATAGTAGGTCCATTCCAATTAAGGTCTAGATTAGGATCGGTGCTACGGCTGAGACATGTGACATCATGTGCTCTGTCATTACAATATTGTGCAATTACTTCTCCTAGTCCTTTACTTCCACCGATGATTAATGTGTTAGTCATTTACTAGTTCCTCCACTTTTGGTCCTAGGTAATCATACAGTTTACTGGCAACCTTACCATCGAATGCCCTGTGATCTGGTGTGACTCCTAGGAAACATTTACCGTCTAATACTTTGTTAATACATACTACTAGAGGGATACCATTAGCAGGAGCAAGAGCCCCCCATCCATAGGTAGCACCTGGACAGCCTGAGATCATGGCTCCTGCTGGTGATCCTATGAATCCTGCTCTGGCCCACTCTATCATGAGCTTAGTAGAGACTTTACCCATGTCTGATTTACTAAATTTAATTGCTGATCTTAATCCTCTCCCTAGCTTTCGTCTAATCCATGTAGCATTTCTTTGAGAACCATCTAAAATCATTGACCTTAAATCATTCCGTACCTCAAAGTGTACTAGTACGTTAGGATCGCCTCGCTGCCACACCCTATTATCTAGGACGGCTCGATTGGTGTAGTCATATGTTTTTAACATCATCGAAGTTGCTCTAATGGTAGCTATGTACACATCATCGTAGGTGGCATTTCCTACATCTACGAATGCTCCACCCTGAATAGGTGTACCATTAGGCCAGAATGCAGCAGCAAGGCTTCTCCATCCTTCATCTTTTATCTCTTTCAATTCAGGTACAGTGCTGAATAAAGGCCACCCTAAGCTCTTGACAAGAAGAGCGAATTCCAAATCTCTAGGTAGTCTTTCACCTGGCTTACGTTCTCGTTCTCTGGCTTGATTAACTAATTTACGAATGATCTTTCTTGTTTCATCATAGGCTTTAGCTGCACCTTTAATAACATCGCCGTCTCCATAGTTACGTGAAGCAGACCAGAGATAGTCAGGTCCTAGTAGTTGAACAATGATTTGAAACTCAGGGCTTTTTAATATGTCCATTTTTATGTGCGTAGTATCCTTTCTTTGCGTACTTAAGAATCTTCTTGAAATACATTTGTCTCTTTAGTCTAGATAGGTGATCAATAAAGAGCTTCCCATTAAGGTGATCTATCTCATGTTGTATGACCGCTGATTCAATTCCCTCTGCCTCAAAGCTAATTGGCTCCCAGTCTAGAGTAATTGCTCCTACTGTAACTTTAGCGTGTCTGTTTATAATGTTCTTGTAATTGAGGGGGATAGAGAGACACCCTTCTCGGCTCTCTTGTGTCCCCTCTTCCCCTACGATCACAGGATTAAGCAGTACCTTAGGGTTAGTTTTCATTGTGTGCGGCCACTCAGTGTCAATAACGATAACTCTGAGAGGTAAACCGACCTGAATACTAGCTAACCCAACGCCTGGTTTTTTAGTATCATAAAGTGTACATAACATGAACGCTACATGCTTCCTAAAGTCATCTCCTCTAGCAATTTCTTCTGATACCTCAGTACAGATAGTACGTAGAACCTTCTCATGTAGAGGGAAGATAGCTACGTCTAACGTCTTAGGTTCTATTGCTGGAAGAGAGATACCTTCAGCAGTTTTCCATGTTAAATTACTCCCTGTCAAAGTCATCCTCTAAATCACACTTAGCAGCGTTTCGTGCTACAGTAATTTCATCTGAAGCAACATCTAATAGTTCAATCCATCCTTCAATAGATGAGTCTAGATCTCCTAGTTTATCAAGGCAATGTTCAATAAGTCTGATTGCTTCTTCAATAGTATCTTCAGATAGCATAATATTCTCCTTATTCTAATACGATAGGATGAAATACATATGGGTTATTCTTTAGTTTTTTTAATAGCTTGTCATTCTTCTTTAATTGATTGCGTATTGTTTGTTCGTTGTCGTTCCATCGCCCTCCTGTGGTGTCTCCAATTTGTTCAAACTTATCTCTAGCTTCTTTAATATCAACCCATTTACGAGGGTGTCCAATGAGTTCAGCTTTGTATACTCTACCGCTCCATTCACCGTGGGCATATCCTGCGCCACGGAAACTATTATTAAATCCTCCTACTTTTTTAACTACATTATGAGTAATAAAAGTGAGGTCGCCTCTGGGTGATGAAGCGTAGATAGGTGATAGTCCATGTGTTTCCATGTATTCTTTAAAGGCTGGAACAATTTCTGGAATCTCTTTGTCTTGGATTCTACAGAAGTGGTTGATGTTTGAGAAGGTTGTTGCTTTTTCATACGCTTCAAACCATCCTTTCTCTATCGGGATTAGGTCATCTTCTAGAATACAAATGAAATGCTTATTCTTTAGTGCCCATAATCCTCTATTTTTATTAGCAGCTACACCTAGGTTAGGTCCTTGAATTAAGAGAACTTCATGCTCTCTGCAGATGTCACCAACATTGACTGCTACCTCTCCTTCAGAGTTATTAGACCCATCATCACACACAACTATCTGAGTATCTTCAGGTACAGTATCTTTAACTGCTTGAATAATTTTACCTAGGTGTACTAACCTATTGTAGTGACAGATGGCTACACCTCTAGTAATGTTCATTTCTCCTCCATAATCTTGTCAATAATTCTAGCAATATTATTAGTATATGTCAAGGGATCTCCTGCCTCTTGTGCTGTCTTATGTCCAGCCAGTGCTAAGGTAGTAAATAAATTAGGATCAGTAAGTAGTTTATTTACTCGTACAGCACATGCTTGAGCATCATCAATAGGGTACAATAGACAGTTCTTCCTGTCTTCTAAGAACTCTGCTCCTGTATCAGATGCAACAACACAGGCTCCAGATGACATTAGTTCTAGAGGAATTCTTCCTAGTCCTTCAGTGTGAGAAGCATTGATCCAGATGTCTACGTGTCTAAAACACTGGGCTAATTCTACTCTAGTAGCATTATAGATATACTCCATCCATGATGGTTGATCGCCAAATTTACATTCACCAAATCCAAGACAGTGTATTTTAGCACCATACTTTTTTATTAGTGCTTCCATAACTGCTAGTGCCATCTTAGTTCCTTTAAGAGGATGCGGATGGATTAAAGTTCCTATGACAACTTGATTTTCTCCTCCTAAAGTACCGTATGTTCTATTCTGTGGAAGACAGTTAAACAAAGGATGCGTATAGTGATACCATCCTACTCTATCTACCTTATCATTCGGCCAAGAGATGTGTTTCCATGAGTCATCAATAGGTTTCTTTGTTGCTTCTACCATAGGAGTTGTTGAACACATGATGTTATCCCACACAGGTAGTCTTAGGTTGCCTTCTTCTATTACTTTAAACCTAGCGTTATGACTTAACTTAAACATAACTTTCTTTGCATGAGGTTCATTTGCCATCATCTCTTCAGCAAAAGGATTGTCTGAGTTAATAATCATAAGGTCACATTTAGGAGCGTGTTGCCAGTCTGTATAGATTTCAACATTACACATATCTAAGATCTCACCTTTGAAATCTGCATAATTAACTACTAGATTTACAGTATGTCCTAGATGCTGGAGAATATTAGCTAAGTTAATAATGGTTGTCGGTCCACCATGCTTACGTGCATGAGGAGTAATGACATTAATCTTATGTCGTTTTGCTCTAAGTAAATATCGTTTTTCTAAGACACTGATGAATTGTTGAACTGCATCCTTTCTATCTAGTACTTCAGGATCAAAAGGATGCCATGATGTATCTCTATCATCAAATATTTTCTGAGCTAGGTCTTTAGGAGACATCTCATTATCATACACTGTGTATCCTGCAGTAGCTACGTCATGAATACCTTTATTGTCCCAGCTAATTACTCTTACATTAGAAGCTAGTGCCTCTGCTGATGGCATTCCATATGAGTGAATATAGCTAGGATCTATAAAAAGATCTATCTCTCGTTGAAGTATGTATGCAATTCTCGCTTGACTTAAGTCCCCTAAACAAGTAATTCTAGGCACAGTAGGTACATGTGAAGCACCGTAAGCAAGGATACGTAGTTCTTCTTCTGCTTGATCAAATAATTTAAACAAATAATCTGCTAATTGTATACCTCTGTCTGTTCCTTTAAACCAGTAGGTACCTATTAGAGGCATTAGAATAGTAAACCTATCATCTCCCTGTTGCCTGTCTCCTCTATGAAAAATATCTTTATCTACTCCAGGTAGTACTACTGGAAGCGCGGCAGTCTTTCCAGTAAGCTCTTCAGTGATCCAGTTAGAAGACACTACTGAGAAAGGTAGTTTTCCATATTGATTAAGCATGTTCTGTTGGA